GGTGGAATCTAGCCGGTTAAAGTAAAGACGAAGGGCGTTAGAGAGTTGTTCTTGTTGTTGGGGGTCGTAGGTCGGCCTTGTAATCGGTAGATTAGGCGCTCGGACTTTATAGAATCCCATTACCTTCTTCCATCCGGTCGGGCATCTAAGCGGGTATCACCCAGTTGCCATGCCACCCCAAGTGTGTCGGAGTAGATCTTAAAGCCCATCTGTCTAGCTCTGGCTCGCATAAAGACTTGGTCCGTGTAAACGCCCACTGAGGTTTCAATGACATTCTCTGGCGCTTCTGTCTGATAGTTACTTCCGGGGAAGTTGCGGGGACGGATCTGAAGTTTTACCGTTGGTTCGTCCGCTGTAGAGCCTGTGAAGTCCACATCCGGGATCATTCGACGGATCAGCATAAACTGCTCCCCATCTTGAATATCGAAGTCCGAGGACTGGATATAGGAATCCATTGCCGCCCCATCGTCATCCGTTCCAATCTCATGGTTGTAGATGTACTGCCCACCAATGGCTTGGGGGTGAGGCCTAAAGATGGAGTCTAGCCATGCCGAACGATTGATTGTTCCGTAATACCAGATCTGCTCTCGGTAGTTGTAAACAACATAGGCATCGTTGATGTTACTGTTTGCCGTGGGGTAGAACCACCAAACCTCGTTAAAGGTCTCGTTGGTTCCTGCGGTGACATAGGCCAATGCCTCAAAGTTAATGTTGTTAAAAATATGGTTTCTCAAGGTCGATGGAAGGGTATCCACCCGACCGTTGTAGACATAAAACTTATCCACACCCATCCAGTAAACCACGTTATTTGCGGATGTTACCGCCCTTGGCCCTGCAATCGAGATGTTGGTTTCCAACTCCTGAATACCAAAGACATCGGTGGTTCCTAAGAACTGAAGCGAATTAAGGGTTGCGTCTGTAAAGACAAGCGTTTCTTGGCGGGTTCTAAAGGCTCGGACAATTCTTGATCCACTACTCACCCTTAAAAATCCTGCGCTGTTAGTAAGTTCAGGGGTCCAATCTATGGGATCGTCTTGGCTTGCCCATCGAATAAGAAGAGGATCAAAGGTTCCACCGCCATAAGGTGTAGCCCCAAAGGCTAAGAGATGTTTGTCTGTTTGTGAGACAAGAATTTGCCCGACCTCTGTCGGAACATCGGAAGCCCCAGCAAGAGAGGAGAGAAGAACACCCCGAGTGCCAAGGGCGGTGGTGGGGTTAACCGTACCTCCTCTTTCCCAGATAAATGGAGCGCCCTTGCCGCCCGTGTTTTGGTTCATCACCAAATCGTTGTCAAAGTTATCAAAGAACCAAGTCGTAAGGGGGAAATTAATTGGTTGAAGACTTCCTGTTCCCCACCCCTCTCGGCCCCATGTGCTGGTTCCCCATCCGTAACCATAGGTGATAACACCAAACCCGGATGTGACCTCATAAGCTCCAACAACACTTGCCCCGCCATCCCCAGAGTCACTGGCATTTGCTACAACAGCCGCCCCGGTTGTTGGGTCTTTTGCTGTGATGGTATAACTGTCTGCGTTGGGGGTAGTTAATATCTCGTAGTTCTGATTAAGAACTGCCGCAGTAATGTTTCCACCAAGAGAAACAGCCCCACTAAATGTGACAAAGTCCCCCGGAATAGCGCCATGCGCCGTGTCAGAGACAGTAAGTGTTGATGATCCGGTTGAAGCGGCAAAGGTTACACCACCGGCGGTGGTGGTGGCTCTTAATGGGGTGATGTCGTTTAACTGCTCACCAACCTCGATGTAAACCTTTTGATTGGTTCCAAGGGCAAGAAGGTTGTCAACAAAAGAGGTCACCCATCCAAACATTGACCGGCAAATACCGATTAGGGCATAAGGTGAATACTTCTCCCAGCCGCCCAGCTTTTCAGGCGACCCAGAAATAAACCGGACCTTGTCGCACTCGTACCACCCACCCTCGTTCTTATAGTTGGTGGTATCCCTGTTTAAACCGGGACGGAAGGATAACTTCTGAAGAGCCATCTATGCGCCCCAAAGTTTGGTCCCGGCGGCAGGAACAGAGGTCGCCCAGATAGAGACGCTTTGTTTTGGCTTCCAAGATTGACCACAGTTTGTGCAAACGCCGGTTCCCTCTTCCTCTTTGGAGACAGGATCTTGGCAATGAAAGCAGACCGTTTCCACCTCGTATTTCGGGTATTTGACCCCGTCAATCTTTTGGGCTTCAAAAGTTTGTTTCATTAGGCCACCAGTCCGGGAAGATAGACTGTTTTACCGTTTTGTTTCGTTGCGGTCAAGACCTGCTTTTTATTGTCCGCCGGGTTGAAGCTCACATGGACCCAACCCGAGTCCGGGACACCTACTGTATAAAACTCCAGTATCAATTGGCGGAACTCGCAGTTTTCTGCAATCCACTCGGCAAGTTCAGCATTGGGAATGCCGGGAATTTCAATGTCAGCGGCGAACCCCTTGCAATGGTCCGATGTGGCACTGCCACCCACCTTGGCATTCACAAGGGGATGCCTGTACCCAGAGTTCACCTTGACTCCCATTCCGTAGTAATCCCGAACCTTCTGAAGGACGTTTTCGCAAAGAAGACGAAGGTTTTCAATTTCAGAACTTGTTGGGGTGTTGTCCATCCCATGACGCAAAGCCGTCTCGGACTTGGTCATCTCGGCGAGGGTAAAGTTCTTAGTCAGGTTCATTTCTTTTCCTTCATATTCATAATCTTTTCTAATGTCCGACCACCAAAATAAAAGGACATGATTAACATTCCCCACTGGCCCAGCAGTTCAACGTAAGGCCCATTGACTTCCAGATCCCATGCCGACATAAAGCCAAACACGGTATAGATCAGAAGGATAAAGATCAGGGTCATTGGGCGGATATTCTTTGATAGCCATGAGTCTGAGCGCATATCGGCCTCGGCTCTTTTGGTTAGCTCTTGGGCCTCAATGTTGTCCGCCTGAAGTTCAGCCAGCCGTCCTTCGGCTTGGATCTTGGCAAGCTCTGCCATCGCTTTATTCTTGGCTTCAGGGTCCGGGATAACTTTGTCTAACACCTTCTCCCCAATACTCATAATGGCGGCTAAGGGAATCATTCTTTCTCCTTCATCGCATTGATGGCGGAATAAGCACCTTTACGGCCCACAATTCCACCGATGGCTCCGATGCAGAGCAACATAATGTCTTTCATAATTCCAAGAAAGGCTTCGTCAATGGGGGCAATCTTCTCCATGTCTTGCTCAACAAACATAACGGCAAGCAGTATGCAGACCACAGAGATTAGAAGAATCCCTGCCAGCACCATAACAATCAGCGCCCAGACACGGACTTCGATTTCTTCGGTTGTAAGTTCTTTAAACATATCACTCCATATTCGCCATGATTAGTCCAAGGTTTGCCAGACTGTACCCGCCAAAGGTAATTGCCAGTCCTGTCTTACCCTCAAGGTAAAAGGAAAGGGCCACCAGCAAATAAATAATCGTTACTACGGCGATCAGGGTGTTGCTCATACGATCCGTTCTCCACGGAAATAAGCATGACCGTTTACAACTTCACACAACTCCGGAGGGAGAAGTTTCCCGTCCTTAAAGGTTAGAACCGCAAAACCAGAGGCCCAGACAACAGGATTCTCTTCAAGATACATAAACTGGTCCCCGTGCGGGTCTGCCAGCGTTCCGGTGTCAACTCCCCAGACCGTCCCCGCAATTCCCCGCCACGGGGTTATGCACAGCTTATGTAAGTGACCGGTTACAAACGCCGCTGATCCTTGGTTTAAACGTAGCATTGATTTTAAAGCATTATTGTGGGTGGCGTGAATCCCTCCGTGCCAGCGATGCTTCACAATGGTTGACCCGTTTAAATCTATCCGCCAGCAGGTGTGCCAGCCGGGGAAGTAGTCAAAGATGTCCGACCCGGTAATGACAGCCGCCTCCGGAGCATTGTTAAGAATGTATCGGTAAAGGCGGGTGTCATGGTTACCAAAGGTCCAGAACTTCTTGGCGTTTTTGGAAGCATCTGCTATCTCGTGTAAACGGTCTGTACAGGCCTCAATCTCTTGCTTGGCGGTTGGGGTGTTGTGTTTATACAACGGATCGTGGCGGCTTGTTCTAGCTCCGTCAAAGACATCCCCGTTCATAATGATGGTCGTTGGCTTATGTTTTTTAATAAGCGTTATAAAGGCTTTGTGGCCTGTTGAAACCTCTCCGGGCCAGTAGTGAGCGTCTGATCCGATAAAGACATGACCGTTTTCAACGGTATGCTCAATAATCCGCCTGTTTTGTCGGATCAGGGTCTGCTGAATACTTTTTTGCGGTGCGGCAAAAGAACTCAGCGTGATCCCGTGTTGCCTTTCAATGTTTTTCCGCCGTTCATAGATCTTACGAACATTGACCTGAAAGTGTTCTGCGA